CGGTCGTATAATCTACACCATTGAGATTTTTTATACCTTTCAGGCCTGCCTTGGCAATATCAAATATCCTACTTGACATCTTGGTCATATCAATTTTGCCTGTGCTATCAATGGCATCTGCAAACAGTTGAAGTTTCTGGTTATTACTGATATTGCCTAATAGGAATATTGTAGGATTTTCCTTATCTGTGGTTGAGATAAATTCAATAGTCGCTTGATTATCAAGACCTTTTAACATTTCGCCCTCTCAGTTTTCGCTGTTAATTTTTTCGCCTACTAAAATTTTTTGAGCTTTTAAAGCCTCAGCGACAGGTATTAATCTATAATTATTTTGATTTCTATAGCAAACAATTTTATTCTCATCAGTAAGATTGCGAATCGTTCTTCCACAACAACCACACAAATTTGCAACCTCGGAAACCTTCAAAAATTTTTTCATTTATATACTCCTTTATTTCTTCATTTTGTCTTTTATTAATTTCTAAGCAAAGTATAGCATACCCCTAAAAACAAAAGTGGGGACAATGGCAAATTGATATTTTCAAATAAGCCTCGTACCCAGAATAAATCTTTTATTTATTAGCTTTTGAGATTAACTTTTTGGGAAGTTTTATGGCGAGATTTTAAAACTATTCATGAGTTTTATGTCATCTGCAAGGATTTTGTGGTATTGTATCCATTTATTTCTTGGTATATTTAATTCTTCCAGAATAGAGGGAATATCGCAGAAATTGAGACCACTCCGAATATATGTCTTATATTTTTTAAGTTTTATATTCTTTTTCCTCTTCTTTTTATATAAATATATTTTGATTTCTCCGCCTAAATCATATCTTTGATGTCTTAAAAAATCATTTAGATGAGATTTGATATATCCACTCCGAATATATCTTTTTAGTTTTTTCTTATTTTTTAATAAGTTGCTTATGGCTTCTTTTTGGGCAGGATATATATTAGGAGTTTTAATAGCGTTTTTTAAATATCGGATGCGATTCTGTTCAAAAGTTGTATATTCTTTAGAAGATGAGGGATAAATAATATAATCATCTCTATCGTCTTTAAGACCTTGTTTAAATAATGGTTTTAGTCTCTTAATCCTTCTTTTAACGTTTTCCACCGCTCGTGGACATGGTTTTTCTCTATTAATATTACCACTTAATTTACATTCATTATACTTATTATCAAAATGCTTATTACAATTTTTATGTTCTTCATTTTTAGAAGCAATTTTTTGTTTATCAATCTTAATTTTTTTTTCTATAGAAGAGGTAGATTGCCCGGTAACGAAATTCTCTTCTTCTGTTATCTTATATTTAATAGCAGTTGGATAATATTGTATTGAATCCTCTTCCCAACATACAACTCCGGATAAACCTGAAATTATACAAAGGTCGGCAATAATTATATTTTTCTTATAACTATTTCCAAAAAATTCAGTCAAAAATTCATAAAGGTCTAAAACAAATAAATCTTTATCTAATTCTTTCTTTTCTCTGCGCCTAAATCTATCAATATATATCTTTATAAAATCTATTTTGAACTTAATATCATTTATGCGGTTATTGGGTGGAGTTTTTTCTTTTAAAATAAACCTATATTCCTTTATAAGTTTTCTTAAATAATCTCTTGCCGGGTCCTTAAATTGGCGGGCTTTTTTTAGAGTATTTAAACTATTGATTATATTACTGAGATATAAGTTCGTCCAAAAATCCTGTGCTTTTTTATTTTTGATATTATGTTCAAAATATTCTATAAAATTTTTTAATATACCGCTTTTTTTTAAATCTTTAATTTCCTTCTTCACCATTTTTCCTCACATCTTCATCTATTGTCATTATTTTTATATCACAAATATTAAAACTTGACAATGCTTACTATCGTTGAAAAGAATTGTAATCTCCTCGCGGATGACATCTTTTGTGCACTTGTATCAATCGGTCAATTCCCGTATGCGTATATACTTGCACGGAACTATAATTAGCATGTCCAAGATATTCAGATATATAAGGCAAATCAACGCCTCGGTTCATCATTGCTGTTGCAAATGAATGCCTAATAATGTAAGCGCCGTTAGGATGCACTATTTTTCTACTAAGTATTTTAAAAATATAACCAACAACCATTTTATTTAATTCGCTTGCGCTTAAACCTTCTCCTTTATTATTTAGAAAAAGAAAATCTTGGTATTCAGTCTTTGGTTTTCTAATGAGGATATATTGCTGCATTAAACGACCGGCTCTCTCAGTAAACAGTAAAATCCTCTCCTTTGTATAGGCTCCGTGGCCATCCTTACCTAAAACCTTTATTTCCCTTGTATTAAAATCTATCTTTGAAATCTGAATACTCCGTAGTTCTTTTGGCCTGCAGCCGGTAGCATACATTGTCTCTAATATCGCCTTATCCCTTAAGTCTTGAACGGAATCAATTAGGCGGTCTATTTCCTGTTCAGTTAAAAACTCCGGCAATCTCTTTGTTGACTTTTTAGCAAAATGGGTTTTCTGAAACATGTTCGCGTTCCCCTTTTTTAATCTTCCGGGCTACAAGCCTTACTCAATTTAAGGCTCTTCTTTAACCAATCAGGTGGATTAGCAAGTAATTCTTTAAGATGATTAACCCGGACATAATAAAATATCTTTCCCTTTGTAGCGCAATATATCTTATGCTGTATATAGCCCTTTTTAATGTATTTTATTAATATTGAAGATGTAATCGGGCTTATACCCTTTTCTTTTAATGCTAATGGGCTCATATAAGGGTCTTTAGGGTCTGTATTAAATGATTTAGAGATCTTCCTTGCATACCGTTTTCTTCTTCGTCTAATTAAATCGGGCAAAAAACTCTTAAACGCCTCAACCTCATTCTTCTTAAACTGCCAACCAAATGAACCGTTCTTTTCTCCTTCTACTTTTAGATGCCCTCGTTTTGCTAAGTTTATTACCGTGCAGGTAGCAATACCAAGAATTTCGGCTACCTCTTTAGTGTTAATAATTGGGTTGTGCTTTTCCTCTTCCTGCCTTGCCTTAAACTCCTCAACCCATTTAGCCATTTCTTTACGATGTTCTTCATCTTTGCGTTGCTGTTCTATCTCTTCTTGGATTTCCTTAACCTGTTTATCACCAAGAAATTCGTTAAAGGCCTCTTTCATTAAATCCTTAAAACCATCCCTTAAGCCCTCTTTTACCTTTTCCTTGATGAAATCCCGAAAAAAACTATCGTCTTTTTGAGATAAACGAGGAAGTCTTTCTATTACTTGGATCTGATTTTCTATTTTTGTTTTTGCCATCTTAGGTTATAACCAGACGTCCTTCTTGGTTTAGAATCTTTTTTACCTTTGGGCCTACCCAATATCTTGCCATTCTTCCGGGCTTTATCTAATCCGGCATTAATTCTTTCAATGATGCGCTTTCGGTCCTGCTGTGCAACCCAAGAGAAGATTGACAAAAGCAGTTGCCCTATTCCTTCATCGCGGGTATCTAACCAAGCTTCCTGCAGCGATTTTAGGGCAACGCCATTTCGTTTCAGGCGTTCTAAGTAATTCAAGGTATTTCGTGTTCCTTCGCGCGAAAGTCTATCCAATGCCCAAACCAGTACTAAGTCAAATTTATGTTTATCGGCATCTTCAAACATCCTTAAAAATTCTTTCCTGTCTCCATTGCTACCAGAGGCCAGATCAACATATTCAGCTACAATCTCTCCACCAAGAGCGCGCGCATAGTCTCTTAAAGGGTTAAGCTGATTGGCCGGGTCTTGTGATCCATCATTTTTTGATACCCTGCAATATAAGGCTATCTTCATTTTTCCTCTCCTTTCTTAGTGAATTGACAAGTCATTGTCATTACAATTCTTCTTAAAAAAATTTACCCTCGGCCAAACTTCCTAAATAACCAGAGGATAAATGCTGAAATACTGTCAAAGCCCTGTTTCTTGGCAGTTGTTATTATTTCTTCTTTTTCGTCCCGGGTAACTCTGATTTGTAAGTAATCTTTTTTGGTTTCGTCTTTCATTGTCTAAAGTATATCACAATGTCATTACTTTGTCAAGTAGTTTTTTTAACCATTCCCAATATTTCTTTTAACATTGAAGCGCTAAAACGATATTTTAATAACCCGCATTCATTCAAAAATAATCTTAATCTGATAAGTGCTTTTGTTTCTTTAATCAACTTTTTATTTGGTTTCTTCATTCCTGCCACCTCCTACTATAATAGACGTAAGAAGTGGGGAAATCTAACAGGGATTTTTAGAAAATTAAATAGGTGGAGGATTTATTAGGGGCTTTGAATCTAAAGGGTATTCCTTGAATTCAATCTTAACAAATATTGTATTATTATCTTTCTTCAATTCTTTGATCGTCGCATAACCTTCCTCTTCAAATGGTTCAATGACTTTTTTAATTTTTTTCACGTTTTCTTGTCCAATCCCATGAATATTAACATATTTAGCACCATACCCTTTTCTTTTTTCTATCGCATTTATAATATTATATTGAACTTGTAAATAAACCCGGACATAAAAAACTTTGTTTCGTCATACCCCTAAAAACTGCCATGTCACCACTGTGTCACCATTTTTTACTAAATTTAACTAAATTCTACTAACTTCCACTAAATCAATTTTCTATCTAACTCGTTGCTAATCAATGGACTTTTAATAATTTCAATGAGTTACGCAAAATTCAAAATCTAATTATGAGTCACCTGCTCTACCACTGAGCTATGGGCCCGAGATAATTACAATGTATTTAATATCAAAGATTTACCAATAGGCCGTTCTATGGATAACTCCGGCACTTTTTCCCATGTCACCACTGTGTCACCATTTTGCAGCGGTTTTTTGGCTATTCTATTGCATAAAGCGTCAAAATCATTCTTTCTATAATCCGGTGATAAGTGAGTATATCTCTGTGTCATCTGTAAACTCTTATGCCCTAAATATTCGGCAATGCGGTCTATGCCGACTCCGGCCATCCGCATTTGCGATGCAAAGGTGTGCCTTAAGTCGTGAAAATGAAATTTTATTATATCGGATTTCTTCAACGCGGTCAAGAAGCTTTTCTTAATATCTCCATAAGGTTTGCCTTCTTGGTTGCAGAATATAAAAGGCGATTCTTTATGTTTAGGAACTGCTATAAATGTTTTCTTTAAAAACTCATCCATCGGGATTTCTCGGCGTTCTCCGTTCTTGGTTTCGGTAACATAGATTATATTCCGCCTAAAATCACAGTCACGCCATTTAAGGTTAAGGATCTCGCCTTTTCTCATTCCAGTATGCAAGGCACAAATAACTATCGGCCTTAAATGTCCGAAACAGTTAATCAACAGTTTGTCTATTTCTTCCTGCTCAAGAAACCTCAGGCGCTTATTATCTTCCCTAAAGAGTTTCACTTTAATAACCGGATTATCGCCTGCAAACAACTCCCATTCTTTTGCCTTATTAAACATACACTTTAAACAGGCCAGACCTCGGTTAGTGGTTGCCGGGCTGACTTCCTCTCTGCGTTCATTCTTGAATTTAGTTACTAATCCCGGAGTGATTTCGTATAGATATTTCCCGCCAAACCATCGCTTTAATACTTTTATCGTATCCACATCACTATGCCAGCTTCTCTTGATGTTAGGATTTGCATGCAACTCAAGATATTTAGTAACCAGTTCTTCAAACTTGACCTTTGATTCTTTTTTAATGTTTAGGTGCCTGCCTTCCGCTACCTCAACCCTGCGCTTTTGCAATACCATCTCTGCGAGTTTCTTATCTGAACCGATTGCTTCTTGAATTCTCTTCCGGCCATCGCGGTAATCTATGTAATAAGTAGTGTCTCCTCTTTTGTTTTTCCTGTGGAATATTCCCATATTAGCGCCTCCCTTTCATTATCCGCTTGATCTTCTTGAGTTCTCCTAATGTCCACCATCTATAATTACCCATAGGAGTTCTCCGGGCTTTTGGTATCTTATTAGTGGCTTCCCAATAAAAAAGTGTCTTGCGCTTAACTCCAAGTTTCTTTTCTACATCCCTTATGTAAAACTTCTCTTTATTATGCATAGTTTAGATAGTTTAGATAACTGATGTAGTATAACAATAAAATATTGCTTCTGTCAAGAGAAATCTCTGATAGAAGGAACTGTTTTTTGTTTTAGCCATTTATCTATTTTTATCAAGTCAAAGCGGACTAACCTACCAATTTTTATAAAGGGTATCTGCCTATCGCTTGTCCAGCCGTAGACTGTAGTTATATCAACCCCAAGCATATCAGCAAGCTCTTTAGGGGATAAATATTTAACTTTTTGCTCAATCATGGCTTTTTGGGTTGCCAACGGCTTCTACAATGCCCTTTTTTGAATTCTTGTGCCCACTTGAGTGGGCAATCGGCTGTTTAAAATTGTTTGAGCCATCACTTATACTCACTTTACTAAGATCTTCGTTCTTAGGGCTTATTTTAGAGGTTTCTTGAGTTTTGAGATTATCAATGCCACCCCCAATACCTTTCCGCGCAGGATTCGTACCAAAACGAAAGAAATAAAAGAGACAGTACTTAATCCGGCATTCTTTGACTTTTTTATAATTTCCATTCCCACATTCTAAGCAATGCGCTCTTATTATTTTTAATGGTGTTAATCTTTTCATCTTAAAGCCATTTTGCTTCACTAATTAAATAATGCTGAGGTTCAAATCTTGCCCTTTTATCTTTCCCATAATACCAATTACCTATGTATGAAAGCTAACCCTTTAAACTTCTGCTGGGTACCACAGACCATACATTCAAGTGTATTCCGGGAGATTTTGGCTCTGGTCTGGATACGACAAACAGGACAAGCCATCATGCCATATCTTTCTTCTTTTTTACCTTTCATATTTGCCCCCTATTGCTTTTGTTAAGGATAAAATCATCTTTTTCAGTTCCGGGATAAGTTCAATGTTTATAGTAAGCCCCTTTTTAGTAGCAAGCATCCCGGAGCCGTCTTTTGCTTCTACCCAAACGCGAATATCTGCCAGTTCGTAACCTTTGTAGTTTACGATCTGGGCTCGGACTTCCTCTAAGGCATTTTTACGAAAACTTGCAATTAAAGTACCTTTTTCCATTGTTTTCACCCCCTCTATGTTTTAAACACGTTTTCATCTCTAAATAATCATCCCCCTTGATTTTTGAGGTTTTTCAATAGGGGATAATAAAGATAAATAAACAAATGATTTTCGCACTCTACCCCTCAAACACCCCTATATTGTCAAAAATAACTTTCACTTACTTATGCTTGTTATCGTGCCTTTTTCTGACTATTCTGACTATTCTGACTATTTTCCTTCTATTGTTACTTTTATACTTTTTCTTCTCTTTTTACCTTCAAAATGCGGGGAGATAACAATAGAGAAGAAATGGTCAGAATGGCCGGAATGGTCAGAAAACTGGAATGTTGGTATTTATCCCTAACCATACCTTTGTATCACCCGCATTATCCCTACTTTCTACTATTTTATTCTGGAAATGTTTCGTTAGTTCTTTACCAAATTTCTTTATCGCAAGACTCCTATAACCATTTCTTTTACACCATTCATTGTAAGCAATATATAAACTTCGTTTAGAAATAATGGAGTTAGGTTCTAAGTTACATTCTTCTTCTACAAACGTTAAAACATTATTGTTTTCTTTGCGGTATTCATCAATTTCCTTTTTGATTACTTCCGGCCGCTCAAAATAGCCCCTCTCTATGAGCCTTTTAAGGCCGTTAAGCATCCAAAGAAATATTCCATCCAGTTCAGCCTCTAATTCATACTTTAAGTTCTTATTCTGCACTTCCTCATCAAATTGCCTATTGAAACGGATTATAATTAACCTTCTATAAAAAGCGTCGGTTTTATCATCTACCCTTGGCATGTTATTAAGAGCGAAGATCAACTTGCAGAATGGATTAAACTGGATAACATTTTGGTATTTAAAATCGGCGGAGATTGTATCTCCGGTTATTACCGCCTTCATCAGAGAATCGTAGACCGAGGATTTCGCGTTTGTTTCTATGGAAATATTGGCTAACCGGTTATAAAAATTCGCGGTATAATGTTGATTATTAAATAACTCTAACGGCACTGAAGAATAATTTTTCTTGCCTAATATCTGTTGAAGAATATGCAAGATAGTGGATTTGCCGTTAGCTCCTTCGCCAATAAGAAATAATGCTTTTTCGTATTTCTGCTCTTTGGTAAGGCAAAGGCCGAAAAATTCCTGCAAGACATCCGTCTTTTCCAATTCGTCTTTAAAAATCTCCTGCAATGTCTTAAGCCATTTATCGCATTTGGCCTCAGTATTATAATTAACCGGCAGTTGTATCGTTGATTTATGCTCCGGGGAATGCACGGACAAAGTTAAAATCTGCAAGTCAAACATCCCATTTTTAAGATTAAGGAGATTGGATTTATTCAGTTCTTCACTGTCATTAAGGGCGATATCAACTCTTAAAGAGTGAAGTATCTCATTGGCCTTGTTCTGCGTAAATTTATCGCCGAGTTTCTTTTTAATTATCCTTTTGATTATATCTTCCTTAATGGAAGCAAAAACTCCGTTTGCGTATTCATAATAAAAGCCATCGCAGAATAAAAGATTATGTTCTTCTTGTATCTGTGTAGCTATCTGATTGCAGTTCCGAATACTCTGCTCATCTAAGGCTTTTGAAAATTCCTTATCAATAACATCTTTTTCCATTTTAAACTCCTGTCGCTCTTGTCATCTGAGCCACTGCATCGCTAAAACTGCAATCTTTAAGCAACTTCACAAATTCAATCGCATCTCCGTTAGCCTCGCAGCCAAAACAATGGAAAGAATTGTCCGGATAAATCACAAACGATGGGGTTTTCTCAGTATGGAAAGGACAAAGCGCGGTATAGCGCCTGCCGGTGCGCCGTAACCTCTGGAAAGAATACAAAGAAAGAAGAGGTATTTCTTTGGCAAGTATTTTTCTGCGCTCAAAATCCTTGGCCTTATGATGATATTTTGCATTGCTTGTTAATAATTTAAGCCGGTATAATCTTTCTAAATTCGTGATGGCCTCTACATAACGCCAAGGAAGCATACATTTAAGAACTTCCGTCCAGAACCAGCGTTTAAATCTATCCTTAATGGCATTAATTTTCTTTAAAATGGGTAAGATATCTTCAGCCATTATTTTGTCTTTAACATTAATCCACTCGCGGATTTTCTGAGGAATAATTTCTTTGCATTCAGGAAATATCTTAATTAATTCTAACTCCGACGGAAATTTGAACTCCGGAATTTCGTAGGTTATGTCAACTTCTATTTCCATTATTGTTTCTCCTTCACATTATTATCTACCATTTAGACTCTCCTTTTTGATAGCAACTCTTCGTAAGCTTTTTGTATTTGCTTTTCTACCTCAACTCCAACTTCCGAATTTATTGGATGGAAAATATTAATCGTTACTCCATTGAGCAAAGTTTTGGATGGATAAACCAAGCGGTAAGTGCCGTCAAAACGAGTATGAATACCGATATCGCCGACAAAAAAACTGCCGTTGATTATGAAATTACAGAAAGCAACGAGCCCTTCGCGAGGGCGGATTGGTGTGATTTGGATTTCGGTGAGTTCTATATTCATCATCAGTTTATCCCCACTTTGTTTTCACCTTAAATTTAATCTACTAAAATTATAACATTACCCGAAAATACAAACCGGGTACAATGCCTTAATCTATTTCAATTTCATATATCATTCTCCGGCTACCCTTTTTGTAGGCAAGCGCAGCCAAGCAGATAGAATAGAAGCAATCTCCATGCCCTTCATTAGTTTCTACGGCCTGAAGGTTATTATCCACATTGAGTAATTGTCTTTTTTGTCTTTCATCCGGCAGAAGCAAGATTTTTTCTTGAGCAACTAACCGGTCAAGCTCGGAAGCCATTTCAAATTTACTTTTGGCAGTAAAGATAATACCCCTCATTTGTGAGGGCAATTCGCCTTGTTCCCGGAAACCTTCAAACTCGCTTCTTGTATGGTCAAAATAAAGTGTTGATATATTAAAAATCTTAATCGCCTGTCTGAGGTATTCAATCTGGTTGATGTAATCAATATTATCAAACCAATGGCTATGTATCTGAACTAATCTTTTTTTCCTATCAATGCCAAAGATCGCCAAATGACTGGGGTGCGTCTTTTTGCCGATGTCAAAGCCCGCGCATGTCCATTCGTTCAACTTAAGAGATTTATGAAGGCCATAATTTTTTAATCGTTTCTTTATAATTTTGTCTAAGGTCTCTTCTCTGAAAAAACCTTCTTCGCTTCTGACAGGACGGCAGAGAAATTCTTTATTAAATGCCTTCTCGCCAATGGTAGATTTTATCTCCATTAGCTTTTCAAAGGGGAATTTCTCTGGCCATAAAACTTCTTTAGTTTCATAATTAAGGATTGCCGGATATCGTTTCACATTATAAACGGCTCGTTGTTCTAAGGTAGAAAATAAATCGTTGCGATCTTGCGGTGTGCCAAAAAGATGCAGTTTATTTTTCGGCATCTGCTCTACCTCTTCAAAGAAAGAGGTTTCTATTTTTTTTAATTGTGTAATATCAAGCCGAATTTCGGGGTCTCTTAGGATATCATCACAAAGAAGCTCATCGGGATGCCGACCCCTATTAAACGAAAGTATTCCTGAAGGTTCGCAAATAAATTCACGGCCATTCTTTGCATAACGTAAGACTGCCTCTGCCTCAGTTAAATTCTGGTAATCGCCAAATAATTGGGGTAAGGCACTGATATATCGTTTTAATTTTTTTAGATGATAACCCGCAAGTTCATCTTTGTATCCCATATATTCCAACTCGTTATAATCCTTCTCAAGCCTGAATAACTTCCACGCAATATAACCTAAGGCAATAGTGGTTTTCAAGGCATATCTTGCGGAAATAGTTGCAGTGCGATTAAAATTTTGTATCCTATCACACCACTCTTTAAAATGTTTTGAAGGCAGGAATTCATTTTCTACTTTTGAAACAGCGACGGAGAAAGCCATTGAGAAGAAGAAGTGAAAATTATTTTTCAGTTTCTTCCAGATTTCCTGTTGCTTGGGCGATAGCACTGAGGAATTCTCTTGTTGCATTTCCAATAATAATGTTTCCATCTTTCACCTGATTAATTAATGCATTCTTTATATTTATTCCACGAGGAGAATATTTACCACACATAGTCAAAATTAACTCTGCATGCCTGTAACTTCCCTTAAGGGCAAAATGCAAACATGCAAGAATTAGAGTGCCATATTGTCGTAAAACACATTCTTCCGTGAAATGTTGCAACCAAGCTTGAAATTCTTTATCACGAATCCACTTATAATATTTATTTCTACTTTTATCACCTATTTCTCTGCAGGACTTTTTAATATTCCCAAAATTTCTGACGAATGCGGTTGAAAATGCGAGCTGGTCAAAACTTGGTTTAAATTCTATTTTCTTCTGTTCGTCCATATAAATTGCGTTCCTTCTTTAATTGGGGAGCAGGTCGTTGTTAAGCGACCTGCTCCTTTAATGCTGATTATTACGCTGTAATTATTTTCGTAAGTGCCGTTTCTCTGCCCAGTGCAAACGCCCATCTTGAAATCATACGGAAGCGTGTTTCGTCTTGGTCAAACAAACCGTATGGGTCAAGTTCCAATGCCATAGCACCTATGCGTCTACCAATGATGAACTTCTGGAAATCGCCGAACAAACCAAAGATGCACCCTGCGCCGGTATCAGCAGTTGAAATCTTTTCAGACATCAACCAAGGATACCCTAATATCGTAGATGGCATAGTATCTGAAAGCGGTTGCATAATCGGCCTGTTAGTGCTGTCAATCATCCCACGAATATGATGTTGCGCTAACCTGTTGAGCAAAAATCTTGCGTTAGCGAGATCGCCTTCGCTCAATTTATAAATCGCTTCGCTCAACTTTGTAACGGTGATGGTTGACATAGAACCTGCGAGATACACAATGTTGCTCGTCAAGATGCCGGAGCAAAGTATGCCTGAACAAGGAATACCAGTTCCGTTCAGCGCCTGATTGTCAATATCAAGCGCGATACCATAAGCAAACTGTTCAGTCAAAATAGACGCGATATCTATTCTGTTGTCTTGGATTAACTCATTAGAAGATATTGCATAAGCGGTGGCCTTGCGTGCTGTCAAGGTAACACGGTCAAAGGTCGGTTCTCCTTGATCCATTGCAACTGCTTCACCCTTCCAGTTTATAGTTGCCAATGTTGCTTCAGTAGGAATATACATTACATCGCTTGTCATTGGCACAATTCTTGCTATCTGTAAAAGGTGTGCTCTTGACCTTGCTAACTGCACGATATCCCACTGGTATTCAGCAGGAACTGCATAACCACCAGTTGCACCTGCACCTTCTGCTAAAGGGGCTTTGATGTGCATGTCTGCCAGTGCTTCTTTGGCTTTAGGATCATTGATTTTGGGATGCACTGCACGTATCCACGCAATGAGGAACTTGCAGAAGTTATTCACTTCTTCTTCTCTGCGAAACTCTTCAAATTCTGGCCTATCAATAGACTTGCTCTTGATAAACCTACCTTGGTGATTAAGGTTATACCCCAAGAAACTACTGGAACCTATCATTGCAGGCATACCAAACTGTCTGTAAGGTAACGCCTCAATTTTAGATATCCTATCCCCGAGTTTGTCAATTTTATCCCTTAAGGGTGCGACTCCTTCATGGATCACCTCTTTAAGGATCTCTGTGTCTACAATACGTTCCACTATACGCTCTCCTTTTGTTATAAGGCCAAATTGCCCATGTCATAACTACGCCTTGTTAAGGACGCATCAGGCCGCTTGGCCGCGCCCCCAAGGCGCAATTACGACATAAAACAATTTTAGCCAATATCATCTTTCTCTTTTTTAAAAATATCCTCAATTTGCAGTCGGATATTATCCGTATCTTTTAATTCTTGTTTTATTTTATCCCAATGATTTTCCACATAATTCTCTGCTATTTTCTTTTTTGATTCTCCGTCAATATTTAATTCTTCACACAAAGACATAAGAAATAAATATGTTTTTGCATAATCCTTTAAAAATAATTCCTTAAGTTCTTCGTCTTTTTTCTTAACTTCTTCAAGTATTTCTATAATTCTCTTTTCATCAACCATATTTTTTCATAGTTCCCCGCAAGGGTGAATTGGTTGTCATCGCAGACTGCACTATACCGTGAATAGAAGCTTTATTTTGATAAAGTAAATCCACGAAACTTCTTGCATCTGCAGCCATAATGTAGTAGTGAATTACCATTTGGTTACTGCCAGCTCCTTCACCACGATTTAATCTGGAAAAATTATCTCTACCTAAAGCAGACATACCTCTGCGCGATATAATTCCTTCACCAGCCTGTGCAATAACTGGCACTTCATCAGTGGCAAGGCCGGAATGCGCCTTGACAACTCCGCCTTGATGGAACTTCAATCCCAAGATATTGAAGGCGGCTGGCCATATCCTACCCAGCGTTTCACTGATTAATAATTGAGCCATTACCTGCCCTATAATATTCAGTACTGCATTTCCGAAATCAGCAAACATCTGTTTGGCATCATCAATTTGTCCGGCAAGAACATTACCGAAAAAGTTGCCTAAAGAACTTGCCATTTGTGTAGCGACATTCTTCATCGTATCGTTCATCACATCGGCCAAGGTTTTAACTTCAGTTTCAATCTTGAGTTTCATATCTTTATAGTACTGGATTAAAGCATCCCAATTAAGAGAGGGTAGATTTTTCTGTATATCGGCAAATGCTTTTTTAATATCTTCTATATTGCTAAGAAATCCGGTGGCCTTACCGGTTTCAAATACCTTTTGCATATCTGTTTGTAACTTCTTGATTTCTGTTTCTATGGCTGTTATTTGTCCTTTAAACCAATGTGCCAAATCAAATTGACCTAACAGATATGAATTCCATTTCAATACATTGAGTATAGCAACAGTCAGTTTATCATATCCAATACGTATCATATCAATTGCCAATTGTGCTTTGCCTAAAGTGGAAACCGTTTTGCCAGCGAACAATTCCATTGCTCCAATCACTACCATTAACCCGGCGGCAATGGCGAAGAGAATAGGGTGAAAAGCCGCCCAAGAAAGAAATCTGGCAGGTAAATCTATAAGGATGCCTAATATTCTGACAAATCTGCCTATAACCATTAACAAGGTTCCCCCTATAAGCAAAAATGCACCATTAAGAAGGATGAAATTAACTATAGTTTCGCGCGTAGCAGGGCTTACATTTTTAAAGGCAAGATATATTTTACCAAGCAAATCGGTGAAGATTTTGACAGTAGGAAGCATACTTTCGGCAACAGTAGTCCTTAAACCTATAAAAACTGCATTTAGTTTCTCTGTCTGTCTGGCTACATCTACGGAATATTTTTCTGCACTCTTGAAAGCCAGTATCAAAGGCGCAGTCATTGCCGTGCCAGTCCACATCATAGTTTGACCGAGTATTGAAATCTCCCGGCCTACCTGTTTCATTGTGCGGCCTACTTCCATTCCGCGCTGGGCTACTTTTTGCAGGTTGCTCTGGAATTTCTGCATATTGGCAGAAAATTCATCCAGAAGTTTTAAATGTATGTAAATCCCAGTTTCATACGCCATTTTATTTCTCCAATAAAGTTAAACTTTTTTCTCTTGCTCTGAAAGAAAATTTATCTCAATCAATTTATTGACTACTTCCATAGCCACATTAAAAGGTATTGCTTCCAAGACCGCATCATCAACGGTCGTATAATCTACACCATTGAGATTTTTTATACCTTTCAGGCCTGCCTTGGCAATATCAAATATCCTACTTGACATCTTGGTCATATCAATTTTGCCTGTGCTATCAATGGCATCTGCAAACAG